CGGGACCAGTTCGTGGTGGAGCTCGGCGGTGTCTTTATTGATGGCGGTGAACAGCGCCGGGTTTGTCGCGATGCCGGGAACCTGCGGTTCCATGTAGGCCTGATAGACCGCGATCTGGGCGGCATAGACGGGCTTTGACTTGACGACACCATCCTTGACACAGGCGCGCCAGTTCTTCGCGTTCATGGTCTTGCACTCCCAGAGCGCCGGGGTGCGCAGCCCCAGTGACGCCGGAGCGGAAGCGATGATCCCGTCGACGTGACCGCGGATGCGGCCGCCCGCGACGGAAAAGCCAAACTGACGGTGCGACCGCGGCGAGCCGTCATCGCGCTTTTCGGTCACCAGATCGATCCCGGCCGCGCGCAGCCAGCGGATCGCCAGATCCTCAAGCTGGTGTCCTATGGCGAAGATCCGAAGCGTATGCCCGCTGAAATCCGCACCCTCATCCTTCGGCGCACCGGCAAACTCGAATTGCAGCGCACGTTCGCAGGCATGGCCCAAACGTGAAGCGCCGAGATAGGTCCGAGGCGGCGTCGCCTCACGTTCGTCGATCAGCGCGGCGTCGACCAGAGCGTTGATCCGCTCGGAGGTGGACGGTCGATGGTTGAAGTCCAACGTCAAAACGGCACCTCCGCAGATTTGGCAATCCGCGACATCTCTGAGCCATAGCCCTCCAGAACCTCCCCGATCAGGAAAGTAACCTCGGTGGCATCCAGATCGCAGAGGCGTTTGGTCCAGCCGATTTCATCGATGGCGACTCCAACGCGTTTCATGACACCCGCGATGGCGAGCTGTTCCTCTTCGGTCATTCCCTGCATCTTTAGACCTTTCTTATGACGGGCCGCGAACCAGCCCTGGCACTGCAACGAGCAGAACCAGCGGTATTCGCGTGGGCGGGGTTTGTTGGGGTTGAAAAAGCCGTAGCCCTGAGCCGGGCGCAGGCAGACGGCGCACGGTATGAAGCGCGGATGCCAGTGTCGAAGACGCTCCGGGCAATCCGCAACCGGTGAGCCGGAACTGAGAACGATCTGGGGGACCGTTCTCCCGGCGAACGGCGGGGATGGAATTTGCGCGACATGGTTCATGCCGCCACCCGTTCTGTCCCGGCCGCCGCCTCGACTGCTGCGCGGATCGCCTGTTTGTTAAAGCCGAAGGTCATCAGCGCCGAGGCGTGATAGCGCGTGAGGCCAAAGTCATGGCGGCACTCGGACGGCAGGTATTGCAGCTGCTTGTCCGTCGGGGGCTGACGCAACCAACCTCGCGTTTTGAACGCGCTCTCGTCCGTTTCGTGGGTGTTCAGCCAGTCGTCCGCCTGCGCAAGGCAGACAGCGCGCTCACCAATGCTGAGCAAGCGTGGCCGCATACCCTTCGCCCCGCCGATCGCATACCAGATCCCGTCCAACCAGAAGATGCCACCCCAGGCTTTGAAGCCTGTGGCCATCAGCGCATCCTCCGTCCCGAAAAGATCCACCCACGCGAAGCTGGACCGCTTCAGCAAGTCGATCTCGGTCATGACAAAGCCCGAGAGCGGCACTGCATCCGCGTCGGTTTCGCCCTCCTCCTGCAGCAATAGCTCGCCACAGAGCGGGCATTCGGTGGCGGCGAGCGGGATCTCCGCCGCGCAGGCCGGGCAGGATTTTGTAGGGGCTTCACCGGTGCCGGTCTTGCCGTCGAGATCGACATCCTGTTCCAGCGTGCCGTGGATCAGACTCGATGTGCCGAAATCCAGCACCACGCAGTCGGTCTTGACGATGCCGGGATGTTCCTCCGGATCAACCGTGCGCAGCCCGCGCCCGACCATCTGGATCATGGTGGATTTGTAGGAGCTGGGCCGCAGCAGCACGACGCAGGAGGTCGGTGGATGGTCCCAGCCCTCAGTGAGCACAGCGACGTTAACGACGACGCGAATATTGCCCGACGCATAATCAGCGAGGATGGTCTTGCGGGTGTCAGCCGCCAATTCTCCGTGGATCAGCGCGGCGGAAATACCAGCGGCGTTGAACGCGTCGGTCACATGCTTCGCGTGATCAACGGTGGAGCAGAACACGACGGTCTGGCGATCCCCGCCCTTCTCGCGCCAGTGCCGGATTACTTCGTCGGTGACGGGCGCGCGATCCATGATGTCCGCCACCTCGGCCATGTCGAAATCCGCGCTGGTTTTGCGCACTGATTTCAGTTCTTCTTGGACACCCACATCGACGACGAATGTCCGTGGCGGCACGAGGTGTCCCGAGGCGATCAACTCGCCCAGACGGACTTGGTCGGCGACATTGTCGAAGACCTCGCGCAGCCCTTTTCGGTCGCCACGGGTTGGCGTTGCCGTCACTCCCAATATGCGCGCATCAGGATTGGCGTCGCACACCCGGTCGATGATGCGGCGGTAGCTGTCCGCCACCGCGTGATGCGCCTCATCGATCACCAGCAGGTCGAGGCGCGGCATGTCGGCCAGGTTTGACGCCCGCGCCAGAGTGGGCACCATGGCAAAGGTGACGTCGCCGCCCCAGGATTTCTCCGTGGCGTCGATCACCGAAGTTGAAGTGCCCGGCACCACACGCTGAAACTTGGCACGATTCTGCGCGGTCAGCTCGTCGCGATGGGCGAGGATGCAGGCCTTGGCACCGTCACCGATCAATTCGCCGGTGATGGCCGAGAGCATGATGGTTTTGCCCGCACCGGTAGGTGCTACGCCGAGCGTGTTGCCGTGTTGGCCAAGCGCAGCAATGCTGCGCTCGACGAAGGTTTTCTGGCGGGGGCGCAAACGCATGACCAATTCCCCCTTACTGCGCCCAGCTGGGCCGCCCGGGGGCTCCGGGGTTGGTTGCTGGCTGATTGGTCTGGGCTGCTCCGGAGTCGGCTCCCTGCTGGGCTGGTCCAGGTGCATTGCCCCCGTTGGCTTGCAGAGGCGCCGCCCCCATCAAGGTGGCATAATCGCGATGATCCGGGGTGACGGCGCTGCGGATTTCGTTCTTGTCGTCACCATGAGCGTCGGTCCCAATGTCGATGCGGGCGACGAACTCAATCCCGTCGAGATCGGCAAAACCGTTGATGCGGCGCGCGGTCTGTGCCTCGGGCGACATGTCCTTGTCGGAGATACCGCGCGCCGAGTTCAGCATGCCGCGCACCAGCCTGCGGCCCATATTGGCCAAATCTGGCCCCTTGGGTGAGTACAGCCCGATCAAGCTGAACACCTTGCGGCGGGCATATTGTCCCTCGGTCACGGTGAACTCACCGTTGAGATAGACCGAGCCAGTGGTGCCGCGCGTGGCATAGCCACCGGTCCAGCCCTGTGAGGCATCGTCAAACCCGCCGGGACGGATCGTCAGGCGCACCTTGGCCAGCGTGCCTTTCGGGATGAGGTTGGTGTTGCTCTGTGCATCGTTGAAATCGTTCCAGGAACCCATGGGGAACCTCCTTTTCTGTGATTAGGATTGCGGTTGGGATTGGTCTTCACCGGTCGGCTCAGCAGGCGGCCGGGCGTAGGTCAGACGGTCGGGTGCCGGGGGCGCAGGCGCTCGGATTTTCGACATCAGGCGACCGAGATGGGGTTCTTCGATCTGCTCGAGGCGACCTGAACGGTCCTTTGCCGGAAAGCCCCAGGGGTTGATCGTCTGGCAGACGAAGGCGCGATAGGGATCGCCGCCGTCGGACGGCAGCTCCGCCATGGTGATCACCTCATCGACGATCCCCGGTAGCTCGAGCCCGGTCTTTGCGCCGTCGATTTGCGGCTGAAAAACCTTGCGATTGAAGTCGTCGAGCTTCTCGTCGAGGATTCCGACGAACCAGACGTTCTTGGCCCGCGTGTGCTGCAGATGCGTGAGCCAGGCGATCATTTCGCGGCCATGCAGGCCATAAGCGCCGCGCACATCCGGCTTGCCCGTCTTCACCGACAACGCCTCGGGCTGCCCCTTGCACCACCCAAAACACAGCCGGCCAGCGACGGTGATCGAGTCCACGAAGATGGTGTCGTAGCGATCCAGTGCTGTCGGATCACCGAAACGGTCGCAGACGGCGTCATAATGGGCTTGGCTGTAGGGCTGCTCATCGCGCAAGGCCGGATTGGGCCCGCCGATGAATACCGCGAAATCCCGGCATTCCGTCCACGTGCGCGGCCGGATCGTGTCACCGCTCCAACCCTCAATGGCGAGATCGCCCGCTTCGAGATCCATGAACAGCGTGCACTCGGGATCGAGTGTCCACAGGAGCGAGGTTTTGCCAATTCCACTCTTGCCGAAAATGCAGCCTTTGATGCCGCGCGGCTCAGCCAGACGTTCGTCGGCGCTGATGATGGGGAGGCTCATGAACGACCCTCCAGCTTGAGCACCGCCGGAGCGGCGCAATCGGCACCGATACACCCGGCC